GAATCCAGCACAATCCCAAGTGATGCGATCTCGGCCATGTGTCGCCCAAAAGAAAAAGGCCCACCGAAGCGAGCCCATTAAAAACAAAGCCCGCTAGTGCGGGCTGGTGGTTATCAGTTGCTGCTGTATCTCTTTGCTAATTCCGTCTCGCTGTACAACACGTCATCAACACACCGCTCCTTCCAGTGCGTTTCAGCGAAATAGGTATCGTCGCCCTCGATGCCGGACTGGTCAGGCGCCACGATGAAGCGCCGGAACCCGACATAGCCGCCCATCGCGTTCTTCGCATTCACTTCGCCGCATACCGCGCGCCCCTTGGGTGACACAGCCACGCGCCGGAACCGCGCCGACTCCGGATCGCTCAGTGATTCCCGGATCGCCGTTGTGGCCGACTCCATCATCTTGACTCTCGCCGCCTCGATGGTTTGTTCCGCACTCGGCGGCGCGACCTTCTGCGATTTGGCGGCGAACGCCGATCCAGCCACAGCAAACAATGCCACCAGCATGATTCTTTTCATATCGCCTCCCCGGTTAGTTGGTGGGGCAATATTACTCCGGAAACACAACCGCGCGCCGATTTCCGTCAAGCCTTGGCGCGCGGCTTGTTTTGGTGTTGCAAAAACAATGAATCAAGGCGGTCGATAACCGATTCCTCGAACGGGTCGAAGCGGATTCGGTTCCGCGTCTGCCATGCGAGGATTTCGGAGCTGGTCAGGGAGTTGGCACCCATTCCATTCTGCCGCTTGATGCTGATCTTCCAGAAATACTCCAGCAAATAGTGCAGTTCATGCGGGTATGGCAATGGTGCCAAATCCTCCGGCGTGATGCCGGTCGTTCTCTGGATGACTTCAAGATGGCTGCGCAGCGTACAACCATCGTCCTGCACTTCGCTAAGGACTAGCTGCTGCTCGAAGAACGCAAGTAGTCCTTGCGTCAGACCTTCAAAAAATCAGCGTCCTTGTCCAGTTGTGCCGCGACGCGCTCCACCCACGTCGGGTACTTCTCGAAGGCCAGTGCGATCTGCGCCTTGCTCAGTTGGATCGGCTGCTTGCCACTCTCGAAGCCGTAGGTTTCCACGGTGACAGCGCAGGCAATGCGGGCCTGGTTGCTGTCAACCAGTTCGATCAAGCGTTGCGCGCCCTCGTCGGTCGTGGTGTCGATAGCGGTGCTGTTCTTCGAGCTGCGCTTGGTGCCCTCAGCGCGGATCGCGGCTTGCTCGGCGCGGTATTCCGGGCTGTTCTTGCCGACGATGCGGAAGCCGGCGGTGCCGTTGCCGTCCTTGTCGAACAAGACATCGACATCGGCGGTGACACGGTTTCCTGCATTGGCGATCAGGCTGTCGAAGTCGATGCCTGCTTGGATTTTCTGTGCTGCGTTCAGTTCGGTGCTCATGTGGTGCCTTTCGCGGAGGTGGAAAATGCCCGCGCCCGCCGCCGCTCCCCGCGAAAGGAGAGACAGCGGCTGGCCGGTGCTGGTTTTGGCTTGCGCCAGTTGGGGTTACGCTGCGGAGTCCTGGATACTGACGATGGTCTGGTCACTGGCGAGCGCCGAGCCGCCGGCCGCATTGATCTGCGCCGTGAACGGGTAGGTGCGCATCACCGCCTTTTCGCCGTCATCTGGGGCGTCGTCGGTCAGCTTGAGAGCCGACAGGTTGACGGCGACGAAATCGGAGTTGTTCGTTGTGTCCGCCGCCATCACCGCGACCAGTGAAGTCACGGTTTCGCTGTCGTACAGGGAGGCGATCGTGTTGCCATCGAACAGGGCGCTGAACGTGCCGGATACTTCGACGCGGCCACGCGACATGTCGGGGTTGAAGTTCGAGCCGACGACCGGGCCGATGGCGTTGAGGTTGCCCTTGATCGTGATCGCCACGCTGGTCACGCCAGTTTGTGCCGCTCCGTTGACCAGCAAAAGGCCGCGCACGGCGGTCAGGACCGGAGTCGTGGTAGCAGGGGTCGGGGTGGTCAGGACTTGCGCCGAGCCGCGCGTGCGCACGCCCAAGCCCATCGACGCGAGCTTGATCGTGGCATTGCCGCTTGCCGGGAGGCCGATGTCGGCTTGGCCGATGCGGATATCCTGGAACACTTCGCTCTTGCTGATGTCGTTATACCATTCCTCGATCGTCACCAAGGTATCGGTGTGGCCGGTCGTCGGGACCATCGTCTTCTTGCCGCGCACCGTCAGGACAGCAGTTGCGATCGGACCTTCCGCGACCAATGCCGAGCCGTTCAGGGTCATCACCGTGGCGACGGTTGGCGTCAGGTTGGTGATGAGCAGGTTGTTGCTCGCGTTGGCAGCATTGAAGGTGCCCGAAGTCAGGCTCGCCACGTCGCCCTGCTTCACGCCATCGGTCAGGTAGCTGCCAGTCCCGCGTGTGATGGTGTAGGTCGGGCCGGTGCCAGCGATGGTCAGCGATGCACTGGTGGTCGCCGCGCCCGCAGTGAACGCCCGGCGCAGCAGGCATTGGAGCGGGGTGGCGTAGGTGCCCGGCGACAGCAGGCCGTCGAAGTCCCACGAGGTCGAGGCGGTCCCGAGGTTGACGCCAGTCGATTGCTGGTGCTGCACGATCTCGTCGTTGGCATAGGTGGCGCGGGATTTCTTGCCAATGGAGGTCTTGCGGCGCAGGACTTGGCCGCCGGAGCCTGCTGCGGGTACGCCAAGGCCGGTTTGCGCCTTGATGACGGTGATTTTGTTGATGCCTTGCGCGATGGTCATGGTGCGAGCCTTTCGGTAAATAAAAAAGGCCCGCGCATGGCGAGCCAAAAGAAAAGCCGCTTGGTAGCGGCTCGGATTAAATCAAGCGAATACGTCTGCGTGGAAGGGGGCTCGCACGACGACCTTCCATCGGTCGCCTTCGACTACGCCGGCAGGAATCGCTGGCGTCTTATTAATCTGGACGGTGATTCCGTCGCTGGTGAAGCTCGCCCCGCGCTTGAACGTTTGCCGGATCATCTCTGCGCGCTCGGCAGCATCTGCCGTGCCAGTGCCGGTGGGGTATCGCAGGTTGATTTGCAGGACGCCCAACTCCTGATAGAAGCCATCGCCCATCGTCGGATTCGAGGGGGTGGCGAACATGACGTAGACCTCTTGGTATGGCTGGCCGGCGATTGGGTTATAGCTCTCGTTGCCGTGTACCGTGTCAATCGGTGGTGACATTACTGCCACTGCGCTTTCCAAAGCGCCCTGAATAGCCTGCTGGCTCATAGTGGGTACGCTCCGAAGCCTGCCGCCATATCCCCGCCTCCAGCCTTCACGCCATTGACGGCGTTCTCAACGATATTGTTCCACTCGACCACGGTTAGAGCGACGATGCCGTAAGGCGCTTGCCGCGACCAGCCTTCTTCGATGCGTTTTGCGTAGGGGAGGTTATTCACTATGTAGTACACATGCCCCGCCTTCGCTGTCGACAAAACGCTGGCGTGCGCAGCAATGGTCGCGGAGCCGTCCCTGTCGATCAAATCCTTGACGCCGGTTGCGGGAGAGTCAATCGACATCTGCCAGTTGCCCTTGAATCTGCCTCCGGCGTACCCGGCAGGCGGCGGGCGCTTCCAGTATTTGCCATCGCCGACTATAGAGCGGGTGACTAAGCGACCATCGACGGTCCCTAGCGCGTATCGAACGACCTTGTCGGCGTCGCCCTTGGTCTTCTCGATCCAAGCGTTGATCTGCGCTGAAAACATCGCCATCAGATCCGCGCCACCAGCGTCCACATCACGACAACGCCGCCGGGCGAAAGCCGATCGACGTTCTTGACCGTGTAGACCTGCGCGCCCACGGTCGCCAGATCGCCCACTTTCGGAGCGGTCAGTAAGGAGCCGGTATCGGTGAAGGCCGACAGCATCAGCTTGCGATCGCCCGACTGGATCATCGTCCCGTTCACGGTGCCTACGCCAAGGTCGCGCAGCGTGACGCCGGTTTCGATGCCGTATGCCCGTTCGCTGGCTGGGGTGAGCGTGACTCGCCCGTTCGCATATGGGCCTGCAACCTGGCGTGTGATCGTGATCAGCTGGCCATCGGCGCGAAAAGCTTTGTCAACGGCGCGGGCGTCTTGGGCGTAGGTCATTTGAGATCCAGCGTGTCGATGCCCATGCCGCAGCCGTTATCCAGAGCGCAGGCCACTTCCACCGCCTTGCGCGCGTCGTGCCCCAGGTGCATCGCGGCGAGCGCGTAATCACGACCGGAACCGAATGCGACGAACGGGCTCTCGTAGACGATGTAATGCGGTCCATCGTCACCAGAGTAGCCGCGCACTTCGCCATCCTCGGCGATGAACATCACGCCTGCGGTGTCGCCCGTCTTGTTGGGCCACTTATCAGGCGCAGCCCCATCACGAAACCATTGCAGCAGCGCCTGTGCGTGCCCGCCGTTACCAGTGAAGCCCACCATGCCGCCCGGTACGCGATGGATTTTGGTAACGGTGAACGGATGGCCGGCGTTGGTGCATTGCTTGTCAGCGGCCAGCGTCTTCCCATCCCATGCGATGCAAGTCATGCCCGCACCAGCATCGTACTCGTGCCGCCCGACTCAAGCAGGGGCCGCAACAGCAGGTCAACCGCCCGAAACCTCACATACTCTGGCGCGCCCGATGCGTACACGGTCCGAATCGGCCCGGTCGTCTTTTCCGCAACAGTGCGCTCAAGGTCGGGGGCAAGTTCGCCGGCCGCCGCGCGCAACGCCAACTCCGCGCAGGCCTGCACAACCTGCGCCGGAACCGTGTTGTATGGAACATAGGCCGCGACACTCCCGAATCCGACATCCTCCAACTGCACATTGAAGCGCGGCCAGTCGAGCGTTTGATTCAGGCTGGCGCGCAGCCCTTTCCACTTCATGCGGTACATTCCGCCCATGTAGTCGGTCGCGCGCACGAGGGATTGTTCTTTTTCCGTCACCGTCAGCGTCGCCCAGGTCGCATTGCCACGGCTCGCATGGTAGGCGTCAGCCTGATCGGTGGACGCATACGATTCAGCGCCCGGAACGATGGCGCCGGTTTCAACGATGAGGCTCATGCTTGGCTTTCAGGCGCTTTGCGCGTTGGGTCGGCGAGCGGGCGAAGCTGGGACTGGCCGGCGAGCGGGAAAGGCCGTGCTGGCGGCTCTTTGGGCGCGGGTAGCGGCTTGGTCGCCTTCATCAGCGTGACACTGGGCTCGCTCACGTAGGCGATTGGGTAAGTTGGCTCGGTCATCAATGATCCTCGCGAACAAACCACATCGTCCGGTCGATCTGCTCGCCGTTCGCGCAGGGCAATCGAATCGTGCAGAAATTTGCGCTACCATCCGTCATATCAAGGCCGCCAAGGTAGGCCAGCACATCAGTCCCGGACACATGCAGGTTCAGCAGCCCATCAGGGTGCGTGGCCAGATTCACGCCAGCCAATATGGCGGTGGGCGGCCGTGTGGCATGGGGGGTCGTATTGGAATCGGTTAGATCCTTGGCGAACCCGAACTTGTACCAGCGGATGTCGTCAGGGTCTTTCGGGACGAGCCATTTACCACTTACGAAGGTTGGATCGGACATTAGAAATTCACCCTGTTAGTACCGCCGTCGAAATCGACTCGATTTGTGCCGCCGCCGAAGTTGACCGTTCGCGCCGTGGAAATTGTTGCCGCGTCAGGGTAGGTGCCGGCCCCGCTGACGGTTGCAGCGATTGCTACGGTGTCCGCCTGCTCCGTCCATGCGAAAGCCGCAGTAACCTTGACGACGGCGCTGATTGCGACCGTATCGCTCGCCTCAGTCCATGCGGCGTTGATCGCGATGCTCGATCCGACAGATGCCGCAATCGCTACCGCGTCACTCGCCTCCGTCCACGCCGCCGAAGCTGTGATATTAAGGGTGCCGGCGACAGCAATCGTATCTGCCGCCTCAGCCCACGTGCCGGCTACGCTAACCGCCAGCGTCGCGGCAGCCGCCATGGTGTCGGCCGCCTCCGTCCAACTTGCGGCGGCAGTAACCTTAAGGGTGGCGGCAATCGCGATCGAATCAGAGGCTTCCGTCCACGATGCCGAGGCGGTTATGCCCGACGAGCTGGCGGCCGGAACATAAAGCGCGGTATAGCGAGTGCTCATCTAGAGCGCCAGGATGTTCCAGTCGAACGAGCGACCCGTACCCGCCGTCTGTTTCAGCGTGCACACGACCTCGGTATCGACTGGCACCGGCACGGTGTATTTGTTCGGTTCGCCTTGCAGATTCGCGTAGGTGATGAAATAAGCTAGGCGCGACGTGCTGCCGCTCTTGGCCTTCGTCTTGACGCGCAACTCCAGCACATCGCCGTCCGCCAGGGCATTTGTATCCACGACCAGCACGTAGGTGCCGGGCGTCGTGGCGGCTGTGCCAAGCGTGTGCTCGGTGCCGATGGTTGCGGTCTGCGAGCCGGATTGATTCGATGTGGTGGTCATGGTTTAGCCCGCGATCAGAATGAATGTGACATGCCGGTCAGCGGCGGCAGCAACGGAGGACTTGGTGCGCATCGAGAGCCGCGCGCCTTCCGGTATGAAAGGCCGGAATTGGCATGCGCTGGCAACGCTGCCGGCGCTATAGCTGCTGGCAAACATCCCTTGGCCGATGATCTGCTCGGAGCCGGACGCGCCGACTGCAATCTGGAATTCGACCTGCATCGTGCCGCCTCCGGTCGAGTTGCCAGCCGTTTGCTGGTCGTTGCCGGCCACGGCTTGAATAAAATTGTGAGCCGCCGATGTGGCGGCGGTAATCTGCGCCCATGCCCCGTACACGTTCGCCGTAGCGCCCTGGTCGACAAGCGTTCCGTTCGTGTTACCGCTGGAAATAGCGCCATACGTGGTCATTTTCCCGCACACGCCGCGCTGCACATTCGCACCGCCAGCACGGCCGGTGAGCATCACGCGGACAAGCCGCGTCCCCGCGCCGCCGATATCCTGGCAGCGGACGGCGATGCGCGCACCGGCCCGAATTTGGATGGGCAGCGAAAGATGAAGGTGCACGCCACCGGCCAGAGCCGAACGGTTGCAATCGAATAGGATATTCGGGACGACAACGACTTCCGACCCGCTCGCGCCGATACCAACGTCAACGAGGAACACTTCGCCGCCGCCGCTGGTGATGTCAAGCATCAGGTCGATGTTCAACGACTCATACTGGAACGCACTAGCGGCCACGACTTGCGACCATGCGCCCTTGGCGTTGGCCGCTCCGATGGCGCAAGTTACCGAAGCGGGAGCCTCGACACGCTCGCATGACGACAGGCTACCGTCAGCCATTGATAATCTCCGACGCGCGCCCGGCGCCCAATACGGCGATCGACTCAAGGTAGTTCAGGCCAGCCAGCACATTTGGATTGGCGCGGATTACCACGCCGCTGCTGTCGAGCAGGTCCATGAAATCGGCCACGACTGCATTGCTCGCCGCGGCTGCGCGGACCGCCACCCGCTCGGCGGCCGTCATACGCTGCTTGAACTCGTACTTGGTCCAAGTTTCCGGCAACGCGCTACGAGCGACGAACGACAACGTAGCAGGATTCCAGTCCCCATCCGGCATCGTATCGCCGACATCGAGCGCGGCAAGGCCGTCAGGTAGCGGTGCGGCGATGACCGTCCCGACACTCACCAGCGCGCCGGTTGCTATGTCATAGATGGCGTGCCACATGGCTTATGCGTTCCCGCGCGTGATCGAGAAGGCGGTAACGGACACGTTCACGCCTACCGAGAACGTGGTGGTGTTCAGCACAAGATCGGTGCCGGAAGTGCCTGCCGTGCCGTCGAGCACGTGCGTGGTGCCGTCCGACTTGACGATTCGGAACCATGTTGCGGTGCCCGCAGCCGCGCCGGTAACGTTCGCCGGCAAGGTGGGCGACAGCACAGCGCCCGAAGATGCCGGCGCCAATGGCGAGCCGAGCGTGCTTTCCGACAGCAGCGTGTTCCCCGAAAGGGCTGCGCCCGTTGCCGGCTGCGTGCCGCTGTAGATGCGAAGCTTTGCGCCATTGCCGGCAAAGGTCGTGATTGCGTCGAGCTGCGCGTTTCGCAGTAGTACGTTATAGCCTGGCATGGCGTGTCCTTATTCGTTCGTTCGCTCGCAGATGAACGCAAGCAGTTCTTGATCGTTCCGGCTCGTTACGTCATCGGGGAAGATCGCGACCGAGCCGCGTTTGCCCTTGACCGTATGCAGCCAAGCCCCGGTATCGCTCGCCCACTCGCGCAAACTTGCGAGCCAGGCGGCGATGTGGGGCGGGATTACTTTGGGGCGCCGTCCAGCAGGGCTTGCAGGTCGGCTTTCTTGGCGTCGGCGTCGAACGCGATGCCTTTAGCGGTCAGTGCGTCGCGCAATGCTGCGATGCCGAGCGGCTTGGTGGGCTCCGGGTCGAAGCGCTCATGCAGGTCCGGGTCGAAATTGGCGGCGTCGATGACGACGAATGGGCCTTGCGAAGCTTCGTCGGTCGATTTGATGCGGATGGTTTCCATATGATTCCTTTGAATGGCCCGGCTGCGCCGAAGCGAGCCGGGCCGGTTGCTGGATTAGCCGCCGATCAGCAGGCCGCACAGGTGCGGGTTCGGCATTGCGACGCCCCACGCGAGGTTCACCTCGTAGCGCACTTGGCGCTTCTGCTTGTACACGGCGAACTCGTAGGTGATGCCCGATACCGGGTCAGTCACCAGCATCACGTCATCAGCATCGTCGCCACCTTCCGGCATGGCCGGTGCGCGTGTTGCCAACTGAATGCCGGCGCGCTGGAAGAACATGTTGCGGGTGGTCGCAGCAACGACGGTGATGGCGGTAGCCGATGCTGGGAGGGCTTGCATCAGGCCGGGCGCGGCGAGGGTGAACGTGCCGCCGTTCGACACGTCCGAATCGCCCGACTCGATGACGTACTGGTTCGTCGTGTCGCCAGCGAACTTGATGATGTCGCCAGCGACGAGCGTGCCGGTGCCGGCGGCAGCGAGGGTGATGACGGTGGCGCCCTTGGCATAGCCGGCGTTGTTGGTGGTCGCGCCCGAGGCGGTGCCGGCGGCAACGTTCTGCTTCACTGCGCCAGAGGTGTGGATATCCCAGCCCTCGACTTGGGTCAGGCGACCATAACGCAGCAGGTCGTCGTTGCCAGCTTCGTTCACCTTGAACAGGCCGGACTGCTTACCGCGGATGCTGGCGATTGCGCCAGTACCCAGCACCATGTGCATGTCGGATTGCGGGGCGCCGTTGTCGTCCAGGATCTTGCGCGGCTGCGCGAAGTCATCCAGGTTGCCAGCGGTGGCAAACGGCATGGTGCCGACAGTACCCCACGCGCGGGACGAGTGCAGGTGCAGCGCAGCCAGGTCGCTTTCGACTTCGTTCGACAGGGTGCGCAGTGCTTGCGCAATGCGCTGCTCGTTGATGTTTCCTAGGGTGCCGGCATTCTGCAGACCGCGCGTTTCTTCGCCAGTGATGCCGAACGGGACCGAACGGGCCTTCGAGATCGTCATTTGCACGTTGCCAACCGTTTGGTTCGGGGTGTCGGCCGCATACGCTGCCGGGGTCAGGTCTTCGGCCAGCATTGCGCCGACGACCGGCGACATGATTACCTGATTCAGAGCGGCGCGCTCAGCCGACGAGTCGCGCGAGACTGCTGGGATGAAACCGATGCGCTCGCGGGCGACGACGTTCATCGCGTTGTAGATGTTCGGAATGAGACTGGTGAGAGTCAGAGTACCCATGATGTTTGATGCCTTTCAGTAAATAAAAAAGGCCCGCGCAAAGCGAGCCAGATCGGGTGATTTGAGTTTTGTAGCAAAGCAGGCTATCCAGCCCAAAAGCACCCCATCGACATCCATCGACAAGGCATCGACAACTGTGCTGCGGATACAAAAAGGCCCGCGATAAGCGGACTTGCGTGACTCGGTTCGCGACTTAATCGGTAACGACCGCGCCGCCTTTGATTGCCTCGGCCTGTGCGGGCGGGCTCATGGCGAAGAACTGCGCGCGCGGGATTTCCTTCTTGCCGCCTGCCCCGCCTCCACCACCGCCGCCAGCGCCGCCACCCGATGCGCCGGAGCCTTTGATGATCTGGTCTTTGAATGGGCAGGCCTGCACCAGTGCGGCCAAACCCTCATCGAAGTCCGCGATCTCGCCGGGGCGGGACGGGGAAAAAATCTTGTTGCCGGCAGCGTCGTAGGGAACGATCTTGCCGTCCTCGACTTTGAAGTTGCTGCCGAAGTAAGCCTTCGCCATCTCGGCCGGGATCGCCAGGCGCTGGGGGTGCTTGTCGTCGGTCATCAGCTTGGAGCCAGCGAAGCCCCCGCCGATCATGTGCGTGTTCAGTTCGCTGGTGCGCTTTTCCAGTTGCGCGGCAAGTTCCTGTTCGCGGGTCGCGGCGGCCTTGGCGGCGGCGGCGACCTGCTCCTGCGCGGCCTTGGCAGCGGCATCCCTGATTTCCTGTACTTGGGCGGCGGTCTTCAATTCGCCAGCGCCGAGGTTCTTGACGGTCTCCAGAGCCTTTCGCGCGGCCTCGCCATCCTCGATGCCCTCAAAGCCTTTCAGCTTGGTTTCTGCTGCCTCCTTGGCTTCCCGGTGATTTTTCGCTTCCGAATTGAGGCGCGTGATCGTGCCGAGCGTAGTATCGGCATCGAACGGCACTTCGGTGCCATTCGGGTGGATGAAAATTGGGAGTTTCTTTTCGGCGTCGATGGCGATCGAACCGTCCGCATTGAACTTGAATGGCATTTTTGACTTTCTCGGGCATCCACCCGCGTTGGCGATCCGTCTTGGATCAGTGCGCCCTAGTCCGTCCGGCATTCGGGCAAAGAAAAAGCCGCACTAGGCGGCTTCGTGAAACTGTGGTCGTAAAAAAAGCCCGCCGGAGCGAGCTTTAATGTTGATTGCGAATTGCAGCGCCTTGGCGGGGCGCTGATAGCTTCACATGGCTACGAGGTTAGCGGCCTCATTGGTGATGCGTGCACTGCCGAAACCTGTGCTAGTACCAACACGGCTGGCGACTACTCCGGAATACGGGAACTCCTGGGATATTTACCGCCCGCCTATGTAGTCGCCATGCGTCTTGGCTCTACGCTTGTTGGTCAGCCATCGCTATTGCGATATGTTTTCGTTTCTCCCGGCCTGCGCCATTCGGCAATCGTGTTCTCGCAAGCCACCTCGCCTTTATCTGGCGGGTGCGTGTCGGCGTCGCACGCTTCGGTTAGCTCGACCCACAGCTTCCGTGCTTTGAAAACCGTGCCGCGATACCACCAGCTTTCGCCTTGGTAGCGGATTTCCACGGTTTCGCCGTCAATCATTTCTCCACTCTGGTCGCTCATTTCTGACTCCTCACCACAAAATGCGCCGGCTTCTCGCCCGCAGCGACCAATTCAACATCCGTCACGGCTGATCCATCCGGCAGCCTGACCTGCGCGCTGCCCATGCCGAGCGCCTTGATGCGCATCAGCTTTTCGGCGAGTTCTTCGACAGTTAGCGGGTCGGTGTCGAGGCTCATATCAACGACAAATCCTGGTGTATCGTCGCCGAACCCTGTGCGCACCAAGTGCGGCATCGCCAAACCTTAGTCAGCCATCGCCAAGGGCCGGCACTGAGCGCGCCGGTCCTAACCGGATACCATGCGAACCACTCATCCTCAATTGTGCCGCCAGGTTGCTCGAAATCGGCCATCATGCCTCCAATAGTGAGGCTCCGATTTTAACCCTACTGCGCGTATTTCGCGCGCAGATCGGTCAACTTAAGGGGATTCCCACGCATATCCACAAGGTCGCGCGGCGTCAGCCTCCCCGCCCTGAACATATCTGCCCGCCCCTTGCCTAGCACTTCATTCTGGTAATCCGCGCCCTTCATCTTGAGGTAATCGGCAAAGGTCGTCTTGGCGCTAATTTGTCCGCTGGACGAGGCGCGCATGCCGGGGTCTGGATCGTCCATGTCGATGCCCATGTCGCGCAACGTCTTCATCAGCGCGGCTTCGGCGCTCCTGCAATTGAAATGCCTTGGCACGCCCCCGTTATACGGGAGGTCGTTCCCGTCGATGGGCTCATACTCGAGATCCCACGTCGCGCCATCGTAGGCAACGCAGGTCAAGCTTGTATGCCCATCCAGCGTCGAGTGCTGAATAATCCCGCGCGTGATGTCCGCATTGGCCTTGAACGTCGCCCTGCGCGCCTCTGCCGCCACCGTCTGCATGCTCGTCTGCACGATCGCCGCGGCGTTCCTGCGCGCCAGCGGCATGATGCCCGGCACCGCCGTTTCCGATGGCGCCTTGGCCGTCACTTCCTGCCCGACGATGCGCTTGATGATCTGCGCGTTCGTCTCGCCCTGCGCTGCTCCGATGCGAATCTCGTTCGCCAGCTTGAATTGCGTATCCTGCTGCTGCCGAAGCCACCAGTTCTTAGCTGGTGAGCCCTGAACCAGCACATCGCTTACCAAGGTGCGTAAGTAGTTCTCGGTCGGCAGGCTCACGCCCAAGCGAATCTCAACCGATGCCGCGATGGCATCCTTGCTGGCCACGCCGCGCAACTCCGCGATTGCAGCCTTCAATTCCTCTTGCGCCGGCAGGCTCTTGCCGCTCAAGTCAATGACCGTACCTAGCGCATCCTTGACGCCCATCGCTTCGACTTCCGCAACGGCCATCAGGTCAAGCTCAAGCTGCGCCTTGCCGTAATACTCCGCGATGACCGCGTTTGACTCGCGCATGACCGCATTCTTGGCCTGCTTGCCGAGTTCCGACATTTCCGGCGCGTTCGCCAGGGCCGAAACGATGTTCTTCTGCATCAGGATCAACAGTGCCAGGACGCGCGCCTTGACTTCTGCTTCCGCGCGGAGCATCGCAACGTCATGCTCTAGCAGCAGTTCCATTAGCCATTGTTCAAGGGCGCTCATGCGTCAGCGACGGCCTCGTAAGTGGCTGCGAAGATGTTGGGTTTGCATGGGTACATTTCGCCCGCTACACCAGTTATGATCCAGTCACCGGGACAGACGATATGCCCACCTTCAAGCGTGCTGATCCAGCCGTGGTGGTAATCGACTTGGCCGCAATGCGCACAAGTCGCCTTCCCATTGATGCCGGGACCGCGATAATAGCGAACGATTGCCCCTTCGCGAATCACGCTCGGGCGCTGGCCGCTCGGATAGTCGAACATCTCGGTTGCGGCGTCTTGCGGGTGATCGCCGTTCTTGTGCCATTGTGTTGCGTCGATCACAAGCGGTATCTTGCGGAATTTAGGCATTCTCTTGTCCCTGCTGTGGCTTTGCGCCCGGCATCGGTACGACGAATTCCGGCGGCTGCAGTTCGATGCGCGACTGCACATCAGCCCAAACCAGATCGGGATTCACGATGCCATACCGCTGCATTTCGCCGAAAGCATCCTCTTTCGACAGCAGCCCCGTATTGACCAGTTGCACCAGCGCGATCACGAACGGGCCAGATGCTTGCATCACGGCGCCCGACGAGAAATCGTCAAAGATGTCGATGTCGCCCTTGTAGTCGAGCTTCACCCATTTATGCATGATATCGACGGCCTGATCGAGCGCGTCTTCCAGCCCTTCGACCATCATAGAAAGCTGGCATTTCGCCTCGCTGTCCTCGATGTTGTTCTGCGTAGCCGTGGTCGTCACTTGCGTCTCGACCAAGAGCTCGGCGCCCATCGCGCGCATCTGGTTTTCAAGGTCCTGCAGCGATTCCCGGCCGGCGCTAATTGCTGCGCCAGTGTGCTCGACATACTTTGCGTCGCCGCCGGTCGGCAGCATCAGGGCCGACTTCGCGCCAATGGTGATCTTGTCCTTGTCATCGTCCGTCACGCCGCTGATGGCGAGGATTGGCACGCGCGCCACATGGAGCACGGAATCTTGGTCCGAGCTGGACTGCCAATGTTTAATGTTCAGGTCGGCCAAATCGCTAAACGGCGGCGTCGCGGTCATAAATCCCGTCCGGCGCGTGTAGAACGTCACCAACGGAATGAAGCCGAGCGACATTTTCCCGCTCTTGTACAGAGGCCATTCGTCCTTGTTCGGGTCTTTGCGGTACGTCGCCCATGCGCCAGGGGTCAGCACACGAACCTGCGGAATCGACACCGTTCCGAACTCGCCGGCATCCTTTTCGACGCACTCCATCATGCGCAGCATCGTCAGCGTTTCGGCCCCGGCTGCGTTCTTCGCGCTCTTCCAGCCGAGGATCTGCCTCGGGTTGATGTGGACGAGGTACGGGCGGATTCCAGCGGCCTGCTCTGCTGCCCTTGTCGGGTACAGCAGATTCCCGTCCTTGTCGGTCGTCGGCGGGCATTCGACCAGGATGTGCGTCAGGCCGTATTTAAGGCCCGCCGTCAGCAGGTTGTGCGCGAACACCGAGAGGTTATTGCCGCACAGGTCGATGTTCTCTAACCAAAGCGCCGGCTCGGGGTCGATGTCGGTGTACGTCACCGGCTCCGCGAACGGCTTTGCCGCCATGTTCTCGACCGTGCGCCCAAGCCCGTTGAACAGGGTCGATGTCTTGATGCGGTAGTCGTAGCTGTCCTGATCCTCGCGCGGGAACTTCGGCAGGTAGGTCTCACGAGCCGCGCGCATGGCGGTTGTGCCTCCACAGAGGGCGTCGATTTTCGACCAGCCGGGCATCATCGCCGCGACTGCGTCAGAAGTATCGTTGACCTTGGTTGCCATGTGTTCCTTGCTTAAATGTCCAGCGTGCGCACGGATGCGGTGCGCCTGATCGACGGCCATTCAACGTCGATGCAGTAGCCGACCGCCGTTGTGATGTGCTGATACTTGTTCTTCTGGTCTTCCTGAAAGGCCGACCCTTCTTGCAGTTGAACCGTCGCCAGACCCTTGTCGCACCATTTCGCCGTTGCCGGGTTCACGAACAGGCTTCGCAGCCCGTCAGCGGTGCAAATCTTGGCTCGCACTGCGTTCTGGCGATCCTTGATTGCCGGGTGCGCTGGCTTGACCTTCCTCGTGTACGTCCAGCCGTTCGCCTTGAGCACACCTTCGATGTCGGTGTAGTCCGATGCGTGCGCGTGCTTCTCGCCAGCCTGGCCGGCGGGGTCGCCGTAGATCAGGACATGCCTATTCTTGTGGCTTTTGTACTTCTCCACGAACTCCATGGCCGACTGCTTCGATACCGCGCTTGTCAGCACGATTTCGTCCAGCAGGTAAAGGTCGTGAATCGGCGCCGCGCCGGTTGCGCGCTCTTGGGGCGTCTGCGCCCGTACTCGTCGCACCCCAATGGCCGACGACAGCGGCGTGAAGTTCTGGTCGTGCATCCACATCAACTGCTCGTGCGGTTCGATCCTGGCGTCCGTGTGGTTCGCCTTGTCGTAATCCTCGTAGATGCGTCCCGTTGCACCCTCAAAGCTCGCTTCGTATTCCTGCTTGTACTGCTTGGCCGACATCTGGCGCTTCGCTGCGGCGATGGTCGTTGCCGGCAGAATATCCGCGCTCTTCCAGTGGAAGAGTTTCCATTCCGGGTCGTTCGCTGACTCGGCATACTTCGCCATGTCGTAGTAGTGATTCAGGCCGTCAGGGACGCCGATCAGCCAGCACCACGCCTTGTAATCCGGGCGCGTGGGATTGAACGTGTCGAGCGCTGGGCGAATGTTTGCTTCCCACGCCTCGGCTTTGATGTCGGCGATCTCGTCAATCACGCCGCCAGACCAGAACACACCTTCGATCCGCTCCGGCCGGTCAAGGCCGATCAGCTGAACCTGCGTCCCGTTGTCCAGATAAATCGTCAACTCTGTTTCTGACGGCGCCTTTGATTGCAGGCTGGTCAGACAGAGCTTCTTCATGTCCGCCCAATAGATTTTCTTCACCTGGTCGCGCGTTGGCGCGGCGATGAAGTACATCTCGTTAGGGTTTTTCATCGCCATCTTGGCGACGAAGCGCTTGGCGCGCTCGGTTTTCCCGGATCGGCGCCCGGCTGGAACAACAGGGAACCGTACGCCACTCGACACTGCGGCGATAAGCTCCGATTGCACCGGGTGGTCGACCAACTTATACCAGCGGGCTAACTCACGCTGGGTTTGCAGGCTCAATGCCATCAGTCCGGCAGTTGCGCGGCGATGTCTTTCAGCAGTTGCGCGCTGTCGGTTTCCGGCTTGTTCATGGCGTCGATCGAATCCTTGTTGGCGCGCAGCAGGTTCACGCCGATTTCTGCCGACTGGTTCGCCATCTGCGTCAGGACTGAGATACCCTTGAGCGTTTTCAGGCTCTCGTCATTCAGCGGCGCGGCGTCGTCAATCTCGGATACCTTGTTATGCGCGATGCCAGACAACCGGTGCGCCGTGGCCGCGCCGTACCTTGCCGCTCCGGCCAGATGCTGCGATATTTCCTTCAGCTCATCGGCCAAAGTGCGCGCACTTATTTGCGCACTAATTGGAAGCGCGCTAAACGCCGTTTCCGCTGCAACCAATTGATTTGCAACGGCTTTTATTTGTTTCGTTTGCGCACCAAAGCGCTTGCGGATCGCCGCCTCGGAGACTCCGAACTCCCTGGAGAGAACCCGGCCCTTTTCGCCTTTAATCAGGCGCTTCTCGATCTCCTGCCACTGCTTTTCAGTCAGGGATGATTTGCGCCCCATATTGAGATCCGTTCAAGTTACCCCCCCGCCAACGCGTTATCAAGCGTTGATCGGCGTGTATTCCTCAGCCTTCGGCTCATCGCTTGGCTTAAGCGGATGCGCGTCCAACTCGTCAGCCAGGGCGGCCAACTCGGCTTCCGTTAGGTAGCGCGTCACCGACACCATAATGCATGCGCTTGGCCCGTCGACGGACAGCGAGAACGCCGTGACCATCTCATCTTTGATGCCCATTGCCCGCATGAGGCGCATGACATCCCCGCTGTTACTGGTGGCGATTGTCTTGGTCTTGTCGAAGCGCGTCATTTTTCATCCCT